CTTAACGTGACGGATCTTGGTTGCCGATAGTCTGGTTGTTCTAACCACAGAGGACTCCCCAGTACCTCACCACTTGACTTTTTGTAAAGTTTAAGTGGCAGATAGGAGACTACCCCAGCAATAAGATTTCTGCACCTTGAAACCGCTGGCACCTGCATTGCATAATTGCGATCTAATCCGCCAGGAAAGTTGCCGACACCAGTTGTAAATGATCCATAGCCATAAGCTGTGTCCATAATGGCAGGGGCGTATTGTGCTTGGACAGATTCTTTTTTATTGTTTATACCCAAAGCAGACAATAGACCCATATAGGTATTATATACCATAAATCGGACTTATAGTGCAAATTAAACAAATATTTGCGCGGTTTGTTGTGGCTTTGTTAATTGGCTTACCACCATTGCCAGGGATATAGCAGCTGTAACTTCGCCAGCGGATTTACGCCTGATAATCCTGAAACCAAAGTCGCTAGTTTTAGCTGCACAGTTATTTAAGTGCTGCACTAAATCCGACTGCCCAGAATGCACCATAGTATTTTGCGCCAGGGCATTAGCTAAGTCTGAGCAAGCCTGGTAAAAACTTTGGCCACTGCAGTCTTGCATTTTCCAGCCCGTTTGCTCCAATTTAGTAGCCACAGTCTGGGTCGCGTACTTATCAAAGCAAATTGTTGTCGGGTGGTACTTACGTGCCCACTCATTTATATCGCTGGCCATTTTCATCTCATCAATAGCAACATCGCTATACCATAACTGGGCTAAACCAACTGCAATTTTATCGCCCTTCATCTGGCCGAGTATTAACGCACCCGATCTCCTAGTGGGTGCAATATCAAATGCCATAATTGTTTGTGGGCCAACAGGTATCTCTAAACTGCTATCACTGCAAGCCTCAATGGAGCCATACACCCAGGGGCTGACTGAGCTATCTATCCACTGGCAAAGCATTTCGGTTCTTGTGGCTTCTACGCTGTTTGTGTTTACAGATTCTTCCAGTGTTTGCTCTGTGATTAAATGGCCCAGGGCAGGATTTGCCATAGCCCAGGCTTTGCGATCATGTATTTTGCAATGTTGCGGTGCAGACCACTCGTAATAACCTAAATTCTCTGGTGGGTAAGATAAACACCGTTCACGCAAATCATTTAGCACGCTACTAAACCCATCACCTGCGTTGCTAGTCATTAAAGTCATTGCTGCAGGCCTCGCTCTAGTAACTGGCAATGCAGCTGTAAACGCTTCTGGTGTCCATTCGCGTAACTCATCAATATAAAGAAAATCTGCGGTCTTACCGCGAGGTGCATCTCTGGTAGCAGCTGCAATTTCATACCTTGCGCCATTGAGTAGTGTTATTGACTCCTGGCCATTAGCTAAACGTATCTGCCTTACTTGATCTTTAAGGAACTGGTTATCCTCAATAGTGTATGCAACCTGCCTAAAGGTATCTAATGCCATATTGCGGTTAGAAGACATGCCCAGCACATTCTTACTGCCCCAGAGAAATAAATGGCTTAGTATTAACATGCGTGCCAGGTGAGTCTTCCCATTTTGACGTGCAACTAATACCAAAGCGGTTTTCTTGCGGAAATTTTGCTCACTATCAACGGATAAAAGGTCATCAAGCACCCAGCGTTGCCAGGGGATAAGCGGCAACCCTATTTTTACAGCTAGGTCTGCAACTTCTTGTGATTTGCTATTACCTTTAAGTAAGGGCGTGTGGATACGTGGTTCAGTGCTACCAATTAGACCAGCCCCAGTTTTAATTGGTATTACTTCCGCATCAACTTGCATCGAGTTGGATCGCTTCTGGTTTGCTAAAAGGTGAATCAGGAACGACTCGCACCGTCTCGGGGAGAGAACGTTCGAGAAAGACAGGGGGGGTCGCCTTGTGGCTAAAAAAACGGCCTCCTTTCGCGCTATTGTGTGATTTACACATGCTTTGGAGGTTATCTAAAGCCCACATATCTCCGCCTTGTACCCGTGGCACTATATGGTCGACAGTATCAGCTGGGCCATTGCACACTACACACTGCCACCCATCTCGGTTGAGTACAGTAATACGTAGCTTCTTCCATTTGCCACTACCTATTGCACGCTCTGTCAATGCCAGCCTTTCTTATCTAAATGCTCAGCTGCTTTACAAGCATTAGGTTCATTATTGACCATACCATAACGATGTGCTATGTATTTAAAATGTAGGTCTATCTGACCCCTTGGTGTAAGCTTTAATACCATAGTGTTACGCATCTGGCCTAAACCATAATGGCTCCCGTTACGGGCTTTGTAATTCCAAGAACTTTCTTTAAATATAAGGTAGTTATAACAGCTAAATTGATCCCAAGTTTTAAACTTATTGTAGGCATATAGTTTTAGGTTCATTACATGATTATCTGTTGCATAGGAATAATCTTTTGAAAAGCAATAAGTAAATGCAATTACACAGAGCATTAACCAAACTCTGCGCCTCCCGAGCCTGGCCTTCAGCGGCTCAGCTTTTCGATTTAAGATCGAACGCTTTTTTAGTTTAGCATCCATATGCAAATCCATTAACATAACCGCAGGTCAGACGGCGTGGCGTAATATGGGATAATGTTGTACTGATCGATCCAGTTGTAATCGTAACCTGCCTCAGACATTTATTTGCAACCCTAAATACCTTGTGTAAGCTGGTGGAATAGCCTCGACTAATTCAGTCCATATAGCCCAGGGCATCTCCATTGCAATACGGGCATCGTTAATAGTTGCAGCAGTTTTACCACCACCAGGTATTTGATCGTTTAGCGAGCCATATACACCTACTGGCCTGCCTTGTGCCTTGTGGTCACACACACTACCTTTTAACACCATATTACTTTCAAACAGCCTATGCCTGCGCACCTTTAAACCAAAGGATGAGCCACACAATTGTATTGGGTTAATAAGTGGGCTACCTGGCACGTTCTCAATAATATAAGGCTTGCCAGATGCAATAAGCGCAGCCCTAGTTTCTGGTATTAAGTCTATTTTGCTAGTTGTATTACCCTGGGCGTTACGTAAATGCTGGGTAATGCTGTGGGTTTGGCATGGTGGGCTTGCGTGTATAACATCAAATTGCTGTATAAAGTTGTCGTCTTGCAACACATCCAGCACATTAGCCCTGGTATATGTAAATGGATAACGTTTGCCATGTTTAAGGTCTACACCATGCACCTCAAAACCTGCCTGCCCATAACCTATAGATGCACCACCTACACCACAATACAAGTCTAGTAACTTCATATTAACACCCCCTGTGCAGCCCTATTAGCGATAACTTCGCAATACTCAATGTTTAACTCATAGCCAATAACTTTACGGCCTAATTGCTTAGCTGCAATAAGCGTGCCGCCAATACCAGCAAATGGGTCAATAATTACCCCATCTGGTGCAGCCCCAACAATCATGGCCATAAGGCTTGATGGTTTGGCGTGTGGGTGCAGGCGTGTTAATGATAACTCTTTAGATACACGTATAACGCTAAAGCCATTACCGATTTGTCCGTATTTGTACACATATAGCAACTCATGCTGGTAACGGACCTTGCCACCCATGCCTGCCACAGCTTTATCCCAAACTAATTGGTGATCCCAAGCAAAACTAGGGCTAGGCATTTTGCCACTTGCAAACATGGCGTAAGGCTTGTCCTGCCACAATTGTAATGCTTCATCTCTAACTTTAGTGTCCAGGTCGTTTGCTATTTCCCTACCTGCACGACCATAGCCTGTCTGCCCTGTGCCATATGGTGGGTCTGTAACCATTACATCTGCTTGCATGGCCCACCGTGGGTCGCTTAGGCAATTATTGTTATACAAAGTAATAAACTCGTCTTCATAATAAGGTTTCATTTAACACCTACTAACAAACAGGTGTGGCAGTCAACACCTAAGAATTGCCAACTACCACACTTGTTACACCTGCATATATCACTGTCGGGAATATGCAAGGCCTCAGCTACATTTTTTACCCCGACACAACCGCACTCCATGCACTGGTAAGCCTTAAAGCCTTCTGGCATATCCAGCTTATCCAGCCACAAAAACTCAGTTTTGCGACTGCACCCATTGCATTTAAACTTAGTCATCTGGTAATATCCTTATTGCCTAGTATGGCATTGAGTACAAACTAAGTAATTACCACTATGTACAAGCCTGTCGTCATTACAAGCTATACATAAGTCATTAGATGGTTCAAACTTTACCTGGTCGTTTTCTATTCGCTCCAGGTAAGGGCCACCGCGTAATATTTCTACATACCCCATTATTCACCTCCTTTGCCAGACTCGGAATCATCGGGCCAATACCAGGTGCCTGCAGCTGTAAGCTTCGCCCACTTAGCATCACACTGCTCGGCTTTAGGCGCAGGGCATACATAACCTGCATACGGTTTCTGCGTAGCCTTTGCAATACCTTCCTTCTTTACCATATCACCATGCCTGCAAGTAAAACTAACATCGACCACTTCGCCAATTTGCGCAACGCTTTCGCCAACAGCCCAGACAACAGGTACAGGCTCATTGCTACTATTTTTAGGTTGTGTGTCCACCATATGAAGCGCATACTCCATTGCAGCCGACTTAGATCCTGGCTTGCCATACTTAGGTGTAAATTGTTTTTCATTTACGGACGCCATTTCCTCTCGGCTTGGACGCTTTCCTTTAGCTGAGAGACCTGAATTTGAAATCGCGCGACCAATTGCGCTTGTTTCGCAGTTAGGAAGAGCAAAATTCGCATTAACGCCACGATCACTAACAGTCTCAGACGCAAGCCCAGTAGCA